AGACAAGCTGTTGACCAACGAGACCGCCATCTATGTTGACTATCCATATGCCGTCCAAGAGTATGAGATGCCGGTTTACTTTGTGCAGCTGCTCAAGTACATGATGGCCTGGCACCTGTCGCTACCAATTACAGACCAAATCGACAAAACTCAATACTGGCAGCAGATTGCTATTGGAGCTGCGTCAGAAAATGGCCGGGGTGGTTATATGCGTACTGCCACAACCATCGATGGTCAGGGTCAGCCAATCTCTGTGATTGAAGATTACAGCTTGATCGATGTGAGGAACTGATGGCACGTTTTACGTCAATCCAAACCAACTTCTCAACCGGGGAGCTCGATCCCCTACTGAGGGCTAGGGTTGACTTGCAGGCTTACGCTAACGCCCTTGAGGAGGCCACTAATGTAGTGGTGCAGCCCCAGGGCGGGATTAGGCGCAGGCCCGGTTCTAAGTACATAATGTCCCTGCCGAACTCAAGCACGCCATCTGCCGCCAATGGCGTGCGCCTGGTTCCGTTTGAATTCTCGACATCCGACAGCTATATGTTGTGCTTTACCGATAGCCGAATGCACGTTTTCAAAAACGGCGTTCAGCAGTTGGCCATTAATGCAGGGGCAAACGATTACCTGGATACCAGCTCATTTGGCCTTACCGGTGCCAGGCTCGCCAATCTAACCTGGACGCAGTCAGCCGATACCCTGATTGTTTGCCACCAAGATATCAACCCGGTAAAGATTGTCCGAGGTGCCAACGATTCTGCATGGACTGCCAGCACGCTTTCTTTTGACAGTATTCCTAAATATGCTTTTACGTTATCGGTATCTAATCCATCTGGAACATTGACACCGTCTGCTGTAAGCGGCAAGGTTACACTAACGGCATCCACGGGCACGCCATTTAGCGCAGGTTCAGTTGGCCAATATGTCAACGCCAGCCCACAGGGCCGGGCCAAGATAGTCAAATACACAAGCGCCACAGTAGTTGACGCAATAGTCGAGTTCCCGTTCTTTAATACCTCTGCCATTGCAAACGGCTCATGGGAATACGAATCTGGTTACGAGGCTGTGTGGTCTGTTACTAAAGGTTGGCCAAGAGCGGTCACGTTCCATGAGGGAAGGCTTTACTTTGCTGGCTCTAAGTCGCGGCCATCAACCGTATGGGGTTCCAAGGTTGGGCTGTTCTTTGACTTTGAGGCAACCGAAGGATTGGACGATGATGCGCTAGAGGCCACACTCGACACAAACACCTTTAACGCAATTGTCGATGTTACTTCTGGCCGAGACCTGCAAATCTTTACAACAGGCGGGGAATTCTATTGCCCACAAGAAGGCTTAGAGCCAATCACGCCAACCAATTTTTTTATGAAGGCGGTTACCAGAAACGGAGCCAAAGAAGGTGTTCGCGTTCAGCAGCTGGAATCAGGCACATTATTTTTGCAGCGCCAGGGAAAGTCGCTCAATGAGTTTGCTTTTACAGACACGCAGTTAACCTACGTTACAAGCAAGATATCTCTACTTGCTGGCCACCTTTTAAAATCTCCAACAAGGATGGCTCTGCGCCGGTCAGTTGCTACTGATGAAAACGATTTGCTATTGATCATTAATAGTGCTGGCGGGACAATTGCTGCTTTTTCTTTATTGCGCGTGCAAAACATAATTGCCCCGTCTGAGTTTACAACGGATGGGGAATATCTTGATGTCGGTGTAGATCTCACCACTATTTATACGGTGGTGAAACGTACCATAAATAGTACGACTCAGTATTACGTTGAGGTGTTCGATGACAGTCTCCAGCTCGATTGCGCCAAGTCTGGCGGCGCAGCTGCGTCCGTGTCAATGTCCCACCTTGTGGCCAAATCCGTGCAGGTTGTTCTAGATGGCGCGGTGCAAGCAGCTCAGACAGTACCTGGTGGCGGCACGGTGACATTCCCTCGGGCAGCTGCTAGCTCATACCAGGTAGGTCTTAACTTTACTACCCAGGCGGTCACCATGCCAGCAGATATAAAGATTGCAGCTGGCACCAGGCTCGCCTACCAGAAACGAATTATTGAAGTAAACGCTATTGTTAAAGACACCCAACATTTAATTGTCAACGACAATGAATTACCCTTTAGAAGCTTTGACACAGGAGACACACTTGATGATCCCGTACCTCTCTTTACTGGCACAAAAACTATCGACAGCATTCTCGGATATACGACAGAAGGTAAGATCACTATTAGGCAAACTATTCCGCTAAAGATGACTTTGCTAGGTTTGGAATACAAGATATCTACATATCCTGGGGCATGACATGAATAGATTCGATATTAACGTCCACGGCCTGCCGCTCGGTGACCCACACAATCCACCTGGATCTAGCAGGGTTCAGAACGATCCGTTTACCGCCGCAGCTGTGGCCGCGTCAGTTATGTCCGCTTACAGCTCATACCAGCAAGGCCAGATTCAGGGCAAGCAGCTGGAGCTCAAAGGTAGACTAGAGCAAACCCAGTATGACCGCCGGGCGATCCAGTATCAGCAGAAGGCCAACCAGACCCTAGAGAAATTAAAGCGCACGCAGTCTAACCTGGCAGCCAAGGGCTATGCCGGTGGCATCGATCCATTTAGTGGGTCAGTAGATGTAGTGCGAGCTGCAAACGATACGGCTGCCGGGCGAGAGTTTATGATTTACATGGACGATTCTGCCGCCGCTTTCCGGGCCGGTGACATTGCTCTTGAATCAGGAATGGCAGCTGGTGCCGCAGCTCGCCAGGCAGGCAAACTCGATGCAGCCACCAAACTTTTAATGGCTGGCGCAACCGCAGGCAAGGGAATGCCAAAAGCTCCGGGTGCCACGCCTGGTGGTTTAGATATGTACGGGCCAATTGGTGGAACTGCCGATAACCCGTGGTACGGATAAAGGTTAATTATGGCTCGCGTTCCTAGATATCAAGAATCAGGCGTAGTGTCAGGAGATGTGCCTGCTATTAGCACGGCCAATCTTGCCGCTCAAGTAAGTATGCAGCAGGGCATTGGAGCGTCCTTGGATAGGTTGTCGCAGTTTGCTTTTGGTGAGGCCAAAGAAAGAGCTGACCAGCAAAACAGAATCCTTGGCATCCAGATGCGAGCCGACCTTGAGGCAGAGGTTGCAAAAGAGTTAGAGCTCATTGACAGAGATGTCACCACAGGCAAGCTTGCCGACTTTGGGCAGATTCAGTCTAGGGTTAAATCGTTGCAGGGCTACGCCTCCGAGCTTTACAAGGTAGACGTTAACCAGGCGGCTGGGCTGATGAACTCAATTAGCCAATCTGGCAAGGCGTTGCTTAACAAAAGCAATAAGCTTTTAACCGATGTTTATGGCACGGAACGAGACAGGGTTACAGATCAAGCCATAAAATCTAATCAGGTTGCTTTATCAAATGCCTGGCAGACAATACAAGATCCGAAAGAGCTAAAAGAATTTCAAGACAGATTAAGAAATACAATATCTGGAATAGCCTACAACAACCCATCTAGCTATAACAAATACATGGCACCGGGTGGCGAGTACGACAAGATGGCCACCAACGCTCGCAATAGCGCAATGGCTGAATACTTTACGTCATCTGAGTTTAGTCCTAGCGGGACAGGCACAGAAATGATTTTAAAACTTAATGCTGACAACGCTGGCAAATATAGTCAGCAATGGAAAAGCATGGGTTTTGATGAGCGCAAGGCATTGTTTGATCTAATTGACCAGCGCACGACAATGATTAAAAAAGGCATTGATGCGCAATACACAAATGCTAATTTGCAGGCTGACCCAATCATTCGCAAAATTATGAATAGCGATGATCCAAAAGAGCAGACACGTTTATATGGTTTGCTAGCAGATTTGCCGTTGGAGCCATCTAAAATTAAATCAATTAGAGATTATATTAATAGCGACCAATCTGGAGCATCAACAGATGATATTCGCTCTCTAATTGATTTATCAGCAAAAGCTGCTAGAGGAGAGTTAAGTGTAAATGAGTTGGTATCAAATCAAAGCAAGCTGACCAAATCTACAATTAAATCTCTAGCATTGCAGATTGCAAATCCAAACGATGCAATGAATGAAGCTAACCGTATTCTTGACCTAACGGTTGGAATTCAAAGTGCCAACCTGCCACCTGAAATTACATCTGCTGAAGGCAGGGCAGCTGCTGTCAATGCTGTAAACAAATCAAAATTAGAGCTCATCAAATTTAAAAATACTCCAGATGAAAATGGAAGATATCCATCTGATGCTCAAATTAGATTGAAGTCTAGTGAGCTACAAGGAAACTTGCAGCAAGAGATGTCTCCTATTTTTAATAAGGCCGCAACTGGAAATAAAAATGCTGCTGAAATGTTCTTAAAAGAATTGGCTGGTGTTGACCTTATGAATGAGGCCGCGGTTAATCAAGCGTTTGCAGCAGCTGCAACCAGAAAACCAAAACCAGCATCAAACGATGATATATCTGCTGCCAGAACTGCCGTTGCAAACTATCGACAAAATATTGCAAGGGCCGGCAATCAGCCTAATAGCCAGCAACAGGGTGACAGACCAAGAGGTGGGCAATGATTAAGTTTAGCCGCGTAGATGACATTTATTTTTTTGATGACACAATGTCTATACCTGGCGTGCGTGACGGCTATGTCCAACGCGCAGCTGAAGGCGATCCGGATTTTGTAACCATCAAGGATGACGATGGTTTTGAGGGCGTGTTTCTTAAAGGTGAAGACGGTAGGCTAATCGGGGTTGGCCCAGCAATTCAGCTGGCAGCCGGCCCAACTACTACAGCCACAGATGCAACCGAAGAAAAACCCTTGCGTATCGATATCGTTGGCGTAGGCCAGCCAACACCGCCAGAAGAGGTTGAGGGCGAACAACCATCAGTACTAGATGAATTCTTGGCCCAGGGCGGTATGACATTACCAGCCGATGCCGAAACCATGAGCCCGGCACAAATGGGTAAGATTGTTATTGACGGCATGGCCGGGATTGCTCGCGGTGGCGTTAAGTCTACGCTTGGGTTTGGTGGCGATGTCGAACAATTCTTTGACTTTATTGGGCGCTTTGCTACAGACCGCCAGGGCGGCGGGTTCATGGATCGCGTCACCCGCGCAGCTGCGGCGTTTGAATCTCCAACTTTACTGCCGACATCTGAGGATGTTGAGCGTAGCAAAATACTGCCACCGGTAATAACGCCTGGCGTTACTACTGACAGGGCAATGCGTGAGAAGGCCGCGGCTGGTGGTGAACTTGCCGGTGGTTTGGTAGCTTACCCGTTCTTGGCCGCCAAGGGAATTAGGGCTGGATCTAAAGCCATTCAAGAAATGGCACAGCAAATAAGAACCACAGCTCCGGTTGGTGCAATCACCATTGGCAAGCCAGCGGCACAGGCAACCGCAAAACCAATCGCTTTGAGCAACATCGAGCCGCAGCGCCTGTCCGTGGCGCAGAAGATTGTTTCGGATGGCATTGCGTCCAATATGTCACCGACCAAAATGATCCAGGCCATCGAGCGCGAGACCGGTTCAAAGCTTACCGGTAAACAACAAAAAGAGCTGAAGCAATATGTGTCAGAGAATGTTCCAAAGGGACAGATATATTCTGACCAGGCATTTAAAGACCTGATCGCGCAGCCGTTGCCGTTTGAGCCATCAACCCAGAGATTTGCCAAATCGTTTGATGACGCAATAGCCTGGATCAAAACACTTGATCCGACCAACCTCAAGAATGCGGCTATGGTTGCAGACCAGCGGCTGGCCCAAATTCTTGGAACCGGCGCAGACGGCAAAACCAAGCGGCTGCTTACCACCAACGGCAAGCTGCTCAAGACCGAGACCGGAGTAGAAGGCGGGGTTCCTATCGAGTTGCCAGATGGCCGCAACATCGAGAGTGCTGGCCTAGCCATCTCCCCGGCCTTTAAGGTTGGCAAGTTCAGCACTTGCCCGAACTCTGCCAGCTGCGCCCAGGAATGCCTTGGCAAAACCTCTGGCGGCTATTTTGCCTACGGTGGAGGGGCAGACCTTGAGGCCATGAAGGGAACCCGCCTGCGGAGCTTTAGGATGACCCAGGCCATGTTCCGTGAGCCAGAGGCATTTGCCATCAAGATTAACAACGAAATCTTATCGCTGAAGACCGCAGCTGCTAAGAATGGAAATGCTTTGGCAATCCGCTTAAATGTGCTTTCCGACATCGACCCCAAGGTCTATAAGTCGATCATCGAGGCCAACCCAGATGTTCTCTTCTACGACTATACGAAGATGAAATATCGTCCGGTTGCACCAAACCATCACTACACATACAGCTCGACCGGACTGTCTCAAAAGGCTGGCCAGAACGGTCTGACCGTGGATGTTGACAATCCACATTCCAACTGGATGCAAATGCGTCAATGGCTAGACGAAGGGCAGAATGTGGCTATGGCATTCAGCAGCAAGAAGGGTCTGCCAGAATCTGTATTAGATGAGGCTACTGGCAAAATTTACCGGGTAGTCGAT